AGAACCATTCTGATTATGTGGTGAGTTACCCGAACCGTTCATTGCCCCGGGACCCCGTTGCGGAAGATGGTTGCCCACCCTACACCCATCCCGCCACGATCCGCCCCGGTACGCCGTCCACCACTCGCTCCGCATCCCGCGCCAGATCCAGCCGCTTTCGTAGTTTGACCTGCGGCACCAGCAGGAAGATCGGCACTGTGGTCAGCCCACGACCTGTTTTTGAGCGCGACGCCACCGCGCGCCCCTTGGTGTTCAACCGCCCCTCTGCGACCAGCAAGCTCGGCCCGCGACGACGGAAAACAAACCGCAGCCGCAGCCCGGTGCGGCGTTCCCATTCACCGGGGGTGATGCGGCCGCCTTTGCTGCTCTTGCCTGCAGCCGGAGTGGGGATCGCCAGCCAGAACCCATTCCTGGACCTGATCAGCGGCCCCGTGTCATGCGCGCCGATGATCACCGGGGCCTTGGACCAGACCAGCGCCGCCGCGTTCAGGCTGTCTCCAGATTTGGGAAAGCTGGCGAGGCGGATGCTGTTGCCAAGCCGGGTGCCGAGGCCAGCGCCGGTGATCTGACCGCGCCAAGCGGATTTCAAGGAGGTGCCCGCCTCGCGCATCGCAGCTGACACCGCTTTTTCACCGGCGGCGATCTCCGCCTGCATCAGCGCGACGAGGTCCGGATCGAATGCGATTTTCAACTTCATGATGGCCGCAAGTCCAGTGACCAGATCAGGCGCTCGCGGTCACGGACAGGCTCCCCTTGGATGGTGAAGCTGTCGGTGCCGATCACGATCAGATCGCCGGGGCGGGGATCGGGCAGGTCGGACACGCGGACCTCGACTATCATGGTGTCGCTGACAAAGCGCGCGGCACCAAATTCGGTGATGCGATCCGGGGCGCGGCGGATGACGCGGATCGGGTGTTCCTCTGATGTGGTCGCAGATATCCAGACAGCCGCCGCCGCCATGGACGGGTTGGCATAGATCCGGTCCATGGCGGTGGCGAAGACGGTCATGATGATTTCTGCCGCTGATCAGTTCGACGTGTGAATGCGGATTGCGATGCGCGGGCGCTTGTTGACCGGCAGGATCGAGGCTTCCGTCATCAGGTCGATCCAGCGGCCCTTCTCGTCGAGATGCTGACGGGCGTAGAGCGGCAGGCCGAGGGTGTTGGCCGCCTCCAGCAGGTTGGCCGGGCCGCCATAGGTGGTGAACGTGTCCATGGTGCCGAGCGGGAACGCGATGCCCTCACTGGCCGGGATCAGCCGTTCGGTGGCCTTGGTGGACAGGGTGACGGTGCCCGCATACTCCTCGAACACGATGCCTGCGAAGGGGAAATTGCGGCGCACATCCTGGCGCAAGGGCTGCGCGCCGGTGGCGGCATAGAACTTGTAGGCCTCCTCGGTCTTGGGATGCGCGATCAGCTTGTCGAAGAATTCCCGGCTGACGAGGGCATGCACGTCGGTCATGCTCTCACCAAGCAGGTTGTCTTCCATCGACCGCAGCACCTCGCGCACCTTGCCCTGCACATTGGTGCCTGCGGTGCCCAGAAGGAAATCCACCGAGATTTGCGCCAGGCCAAACTCGGTGAAGTAATTGTAGAGGGTTGTCCCGGCCCCGTCCTTCACGATGCCGCGCAGCGCATTCATCTCCATGTATTCGCGGGTCTGGGCGTGCTTGCGGCGCATCAGCTGCAGCTTGCGGTTCATCACCTCGACCAGCGGATCGGCGCCGTCGAAAACGCCCAGCGCCGGTTGCCCCTGAATGTCGCCGGGCAGAATGACATCGTCATGCGGGATCCACGGCAGGGCGAAGGACCGCATCGAGCGCCCCTCGCGGGTGCCGACGGTAGCGGGACCACCCAGCGGCACCGAGGGCAGCAGGTTCAGCACGCCTTCGTATTGCTCGATGATGACGGAGCGTTGGGAGACGCCCTCAAAACGGAACAGGCCGATCTGGCCGAGGCGGGTGTAGAGATTGGGCAGGATGTTGATGGCCTGCGTCATCTCGGCCAGCGAGTAGCCGCCAGCGTCAAAGGGATTGCGAACAAGGGTCATGGGGTGCTCCGGGGGAATGAGGGAAGGGGCGCGACTGGCTGGTCAGCGTCAGACGCCGTCGCGGGCGATGATGCCGACGGCGGCCAGCTGGGCGATCTTGGCAGTGATCTTGGTGCTGTCATCGACGGTGGCCTCGTAGGCGAGGCCCGCGCGCGACACGATCGCGGGGCCACGGGCGACGACGATGCCGGTGGCATCCGCCAGCCTGGCGACCTGCGACCCATCCGTCCCGGTCGCGGGTGACAGGGTGTATTTGCCGCTGGCGGTGATCTTCCCCAGCACCGAGCCGACCGGGTAGGGCATGCCGATCAGCAGAGTGACCACCTCGCGGGTGTAGTTCGGGTTGACCTCATATTTGAGGACATCGCCCATGCTGGGCGGTTCCGTCAGGACGGGCATTGGTCAGTCTCCATGGTTTTTGGGTGGGGTGGGGCGCTGGGTCAGCGCTTGGCGTCGGTCGCGGTTTTCTTGGCAGCGGCCACGATGGGGCTTTCCTTGGCCGCGGCGGCCGGGGCGGTGGCGATGATGCCTGCCGCATCGCTGCGGGCGGCGAGATCGGCCAGAACGCGGGCGCGCAGGGCTTCGGGTTTCAGGCCCGTGGTGACAGCATCGGCCGCGTCGATGGTCACGCCAAGGCGCGCTGCCTGCGCACAGACCTGCGCCACCTCGGCGGCTTCGGCACGCACGGCGTCGGCGGTCATGGCGGCGGTGTCAGGTGCTGCAGCGTTCACGGGCGGTTCGGGCGTGGCCGGTGATACCGTTGCCGTAGGGGGATTGGCAGCTGCATCGGCAACCGGCGCCGGGTTCGATGTGTCGGTGGGCGTGGTGGTCATCTGTGGACCCTTTCTGCTGGAGGAAGTGGTGCCGCGCGGGGCGGCGGCGAAGGCGCGGAAGGCGGAGACGGGGTCGGCCAGGTCGTCTGCCAGACCGGCTTTGAGCGCATCGGCCCCGCGAAACACTGACGCCTCTGTCGCCAGCGCTGCGGCGTGTGTCAGCCGGTCGCCACGACCGGCGGCGACGGTTTCCGCAAACAGGAACCGCACCACCTCCAGCTCGCGCTGCATCCTGTCGTGAACGGTGTCGGGCAGCGGCTGGTAGGGGTTGGCGTCGATCTTGTGCGCGCCCGCATGGATCAGGGTGACCGCGATGCCCTTCTGATCCAGCGCCCCGCTCATGTCGGTGTGCAGGGCCACCACGCCGATGCTGCCGACAGCGCCAGTACGGGGCAGGATGATCCGGTCGGCCTGGGAAGCCAGGACATAGCCAGCAGAGAGCGCGTGTTCGGCGACAAAGGCCTGGACAGGCTTCTGCGCCCGAGCCGCGCGGATGCGGTCCGCCAGATCGAAGGCCCCGGCGACCTCACCGCCAAAGCTGTCGATGTCGAGCGCGATGCCCCGCACGCCGGGATCGGCCAGCGCTGCGTGCAGTTGGGCCGCGATCCCCTCATAGGAGGTCAGGCCTGACGACTGTCCGATCCACGCGCCGCGATGCACCAGCGTTCCGGCGATTTCGATGACGGCAATGCCCTCAATCATGGCGAAGGGCTGGGTGCCATTGCGCTGATGACGCTGGGCAAGATCATTGCCAAGCAGCGAGGCGCGGGCGGGCCTGGTAGCGACGTCGATATCGCCAGCGGGCAGATCGACGCCATGTAAGGTGATCTCCTGCCCGGTGATGCGCGGACCCAACCCGGACAGGAACGCCAGCGCCTTTGCCGGGTCGACCATCAACGGCGTGTTGAAAGCGCGTTGAGCGATCTGGGCGTGGTGCATCATGCGCCCTCCTTGGGGCCGGGTTTTTCATCGGCGGTGTCGTCGGCCTCGTCGTCCTTTTCTGCGTTGGGATCCTCATCCGTCTTGCCGCTTTCGCCCGGCCCCTGCGCCGGGGATCCCGGGCGCCGGAAGTCGAGGCCCAGTGCCAGTTCGCGTTTTCGCTCGGCTGCGATTTCGCGGTCCACCTGTTCGGCGTCGTATCCCCGCTCCGCCAGCGCCTGCGTGCGGGATTTCAGACCCGCCTCGATCTGCAGGATCTCGGCCGAGGCATCCTTCATCGGGTCGATCCAGTCCCATTTGGTCGGCAACCAGGCGCAGGCCTGATATTGCCGCCGCTCGTTGTCATAACCCGGCACGTCCAGCGCGCCGGAGAGAACTGCGGTATCCATCCAGCGCACCCAGACGGCGCGGCAGAGCTGATAGACCAGCACACCATGCTGCCAGGCCGAGATGCGACGGCGGAATTCGATGAGGCTGATCCGCGTGTTCGAGAAGTTGCCCTTGGCGGTGTCGCCGGTCAGATAGCCATAGGGCACGCCCAGCGCGGCGGCGATCTGCAGCAGCGTGCGGTACTGGAATGGCTCATAGGTGCCGCCCGAATCCGGCGTGGCCGGGGTCGACACATCCTCGCCCGGATCGAGCCGCACCACCTGACCGGGTTCGACCTCCAGATCCTCCTCGGTTGGTTCCAGCGGGGTTTCCGGGGCGGGGGAGGTGATGAACATCGCGAACATCGCCGCGATCTTTTTGCGCTCAAGCTCTGCGTCATCGTAGAGGTCGAGGGTGAACAGTTTCACGATGGCGGCGGCAAACCGCGACACGCCGCGCAGCTGGCCCGCCTCGACCGGGTCGAGGACATGGATCACATCGCCAGCCTGAACGCGGACAGTTTCGCCCGCAAGGCCGGGGTCGGTCAGATCACCCGGATGGCGGCGCAGGAAGTGGTAGGCGACGCGGCGACCGATGCCGTCGAATTCGATGCCCTGCCGGATCAGCCCCGCGCCGGGCAGGGTGCGGTTCATGTCGATGGGCAGCATCTCAGTTGGCAGCATCTGCAATTGCAGCGGCACGGTCAGGCCATCCTCTGCCCGGCGCGGCCTGATGCGAATGAACACCTCACCCGACAGGAACACTTCGCGGGCGGCTCGGCGCTGCAGCCCGTAGAAATCCGTCAGTCCTTCCGCGTCGGCATCATCGGTCCAGGCCAGCCACAATGCTTGCAGCTCTTCCTTCCTGGCCGCATCCGCGATGGAACTGGACGGTTTAATCCCGTCGCCGACGACATTGCTGGCAAAGCTCTCCACCGCATTCGCGGCATAGCCGTTGTTCCGGACCAGCCAGCGGGCGCGGGCAGTGATCGTGTCGCCCGAGGCCGCGATCAGCGTGTTCACATGGGCGCGGCTGGCGCGGAACCCGCGCAGGCGGCGGTGGGCCAGTGCGGCATCGAACCCGCCGATGAGGCTTCCGATGCGCTGGCGGAATTCTCTGAGCGCCATCGTTCACAGCCCCTTCGTGGCGACCGTGCCCCAGCGGCGGCGGCGCGGGGTGCCGGATGTGGCTTTGGCGATCCGGATTTCTAGATCGGCAATGGCATTCGCCAGTTCCGCGTCCGACCCATAGTTGATCGATTTGCCGTCATAACTGACCGAGCGGACGCCCGCGTAACGCGCCTCCTGCAGTGCGGCCAGCAGGGCGCGCATCCGTTCCAGATCCATCTCAGTCCCTCATGAAGTTCGGTGTGTAGGCCCGGCGTTTGCGCCGTGGCGTGGCCGGTGTTCCCGCCTTGGGTGGGGCGGGCGTGACCGGTTCCGAGGCCGCTCCGTCGACAGCGGCCGGAGCGACGGGCGGACGGGTTTCCACCCCGGCCTGCGTCTCGAGCCGCTGCCAGGTCGCCTCGTTCCAGCGATCCGCGCCCATGATCCAGGCCGCCGCCCGCGCATAGACACGGGTGTCGAGGGCCTCATTGCGTTCGCGCATCTTCTGCCATTCGGGGTGCGCGTAGCCGCGCTTGTTGCGCACGGTGACCAGCTGTTCGGCCACCAGTTGCTTCAGCCATTCGGTGTCGATCCAGTCGGGCAAGTGCACCGTGCCGGGGGCATCGAGGACGCCCAGAGCCCGGTCCTCGTCTGAGGGCCGTTCCAGCCGCAGGAAGCGGTAGGTTTCTGTCTTGAAGGTGGCCGTGGCCACCGACCACAGCCGCGCGCCGCGCCGCAGACGTTTGCCGCCGATGGTGGCATCGACAAAGGTCGGCCCCGACACCGGCGTCGCACGGTTGAAGCCTTCGAGGCCCTTGATCGGCGCGACCTGCTCAAAACCCTGCTTGCGCGCCCACGCATAGACCGCCGGGGCCTCATAGCCGGTGTCGATGGCGAGCTTTCCGATCAGCATCACTGCGCCATTGGCGCAGGCCCATGTCCGACCGAGCAGGGCGGTGAGCTTGTCCCAGCACATCGGATCGTCCGGACCACCGGCAATGACGATATGATCGACGAGCCAGCTCTCGAGGCCTCGGCCCCAGGCCCATACATCGACTTCGATCCGGTCCTTCTGTACATCGACGCCAGCGGTCAGGAACAAGCCGCCTGCCGGGATTTGCACGCCGCCATAGGCCTCACGCCGCTCGGCCAGCCGCTGCCATTCCGGCGCATCGCCGCTCTCGACCCATGTCTCGCCCAGCAGGGTGTTGCGCGCGGCGCGCAGCATCTCCTCCGAGCCTTGCGCGGCCAGCCACTCGCGGGCGATCTGCTGCCAGCTTTTCCAGCCCAGCGGAGAATAGAGCGCCGAGATATGAAAGCCGATGGACTGCGGATCGGATGACACCGCCGTTGCCCGCCATTCGCCCCGCTCCAGCATCTGCGTCTTGTGATGCTCGGCGATGGCGGTCTCGCAGCCCGTGCAATGATAGGCAGCGGTGTCGGGCCGCCCCTTGCCCCAGCGCAGGCGTTCAAACTGCAGCCATTGCATATGGCCGCAATGCGGGCAGGGCACGAAATACCGGCGCTGGTCGCTGGCCTCAAACTCCCGTTCAATGCGTGACAATCCCCGGATCGTGGGCGTCGAGACCATGAACACCTTCCGCCGGTGCGAAAAGGTCGTGGTGCGCGCCTCGGCCAGCGTGACCGGGTCGCCTTCCTCGTCGGCGGAGGGTGGATAGGCATCGACCTCGTCGAGAAAGATATACCGGGCAGGCATCGAGCGCAGGCCCGTCGCCGAGTTGGCACCCGTCAGCACGAGGATGCCACCGGGAAACTCTTTTGAGAGCATCGAGTTGCCCGCGTCGCGTGACCGGGCCGGGTTCACCCGTTCGCGCAGCGCCGGGCTTTCCGCAATCAGCGGGTCCAACCGCCCGCGCGAGGTCCGCTTGGCCATCTCCACCGTCGGCAGCACCGCCAGCATCGGCCCCGGCGCATGATGGATGACAAATCCGATCCAGTTGTTGCCTGCCTCGGTCGCGCCGACCTGCGCGGCTTTCATGAAGCTCACGCGCTGCGCGTGGTGCCGAGGCGACAGCGCATCCATGATCTCGCGCAGGTAAGGCGCGCGGGCCGTGCGATACCGCCCCGGTTCAGCCGCAGCGCGCGACGACAGCCAGCGATGCGCATCCGCCCATTCCGACACCGTCAGGTCCGGGTCGGGGCGCATGCCGTTGCGCCAAACCCGCAGGATATCCTCGGCCCCGTCAAACCCGAGATCGAGGTCGGCTGTTAGGTCGACGTTGGCAATGTCGTCGTTATCCGAGGCTGACCCGGAGATCGGCGAGGGCGTCGAGTTGCGCTCTGACATGGGCTTCCAGCACCCTCTGCAGGATCGCGGCCTCGATCATCACCGGCGTGCCGGATTGCTTCTCCACCTCCGCTGCCACTTCGGCCGCCATCAGCGCTGCTACCCTGCTGGGCCAGGTCACCCAGGCATCGCGTTCCTGGCGCGCAAGGCGAAACACCAGCGTCTCGGCCCGGGCCCGGTCCACAAGCGTGCCCTTGCGCTTCTGGATTGCCAACTGCTTGTCCTGCGCCTGGTAGACCGTCAGCGCCGTGCGGGCTTTCAGGTAGGACGAGCTGTCTGCTGGCCCGGAAAACCCACTGTCGCCGCCGGTGCGACCGGTGCGACCGGTGCTGCGCCGCTGCTGGTCGGGGTCGGTCATGTCAGCGCGGCGCACATCGGACGCGGCGGCGTTGATCGACCCGTCACTGTAAACCACCAGCCGCCCTGCCTTGCGCGCCTTCTGGATCGCCCCGCGCGACAAACCAGAATGGGCGGAATACTCCCGCTCGGACATACCTTCCATGGCGCTTTGATTGCCTTCAAGATATTGGA